CTGAGGCATTTCTGCCCCTCACCCTTGATATTAAAAGGGTGAGCCTTGCCTCAATTTGATGCGGACTTGAGGCCGTCCAGCACGGTCTAAATGCTCGTCATCAACGGTTGGCAAACCGTCAATGCCATGCACGGAGACACTCCATCTCTCCTCGTCCTGTGGAAAATGATCCAAGGACGTGAGAGACACTCGTGACTCCATGCGTAGGAGGCATTTAGTTAGGGCGTCGACACCCGAAAGTTTATCTTTCGGAATCACGACACTGACCCTGGCTCCTCGAACTCGAGGTGCAAAGGTGTCATCGTCCCAACTCTCAGGATGGTAACCTAGAGAATTGAGACGTCCTAAAACAGGAGAGGTAGACTCCACGTTGGGAAAGTGCTTTAGCACTCGCTCAATTTGGACGTCCAACCACCTAACGCTCTGCCAGTAACCAGCAAGATATAGCTGATTGCGAAGCGGAACGATCGATAGTACCTCCTGCACCATGTTCAGTGATGTAGGTAGTACTCTTCTGACCCTGACGATACTAACGTCATGACCATTATAGTACTCCTTGCCACAAGACTCCCGGAATTTACCATTCCAGAAGCTCTTATTGCGATTCACCTTCATCCCGAAGGATTCAAGCGAATCGATCACTGATTGCACATGTCGAACGGGGATAATAATATCGTCCCCGTAGACGCGCACCTGACGACGAAGCCGTTTTACGGCTCCTTCGTCCATTGGTGAGTCTAAGTCCTTTTCAATCCCTATAAGGATGATGGTTAGGAAAACCATCGCTTCCATGGGAAAGCAAAGGGCAGAACCCATCGACGCGAACTTGGCCATGCGAATGATGCCATGACCAGGTACATCAGCCTTCCGAGATCTGCAACTGTCAACCGCCTCATGCAAACAAAGGTGGTTGGCGAGCAGACGTCGTACATGCTGATTCGAGACACGATCAGATGCTTCACTCAAATCGAGCGTAGCAAGGTTACCGAAAAGTGACCCTTCTTGGGCAAGACGATTGTTAACGTCTTGATCCTTGAATCCGATCATCCGTCTAAGGTTACCATCCTTAGAGATAGCGGATAACAAACCATTGAGCAGAGCTTGCTGGCTATATTGCATAGCCGTAGGCTCTATCCCAATGATCCGTGGTGTCTTGAGCGTTTTAGGAACAGTAATGACCCTAACGGGTCGTTCTGAACCGGGTTCGACGGATGTCATGGATTCCAAACGATCAGAGAACCGACCGTTTGGAAGTAGGTAATCCCAACTTGGGAATGCCTTTTCCAATCGGGACGGCCACTCCGACTGACGGTACTTAGCGTTTCCGCTAAGCCTATCAGCCGTTGCGCCCGGCCCGTGTTTGGGGATAAGTGCTCTGTCGAAGACCATTTGGTCGACTTCAGAAAACACCTTCCCGAACAAAAGGTGAGAGATACGATCAAAGTCTGACCATTGCTGGTCAGATATCCGAGCGTCACTCACCCTGACATCCACCTCACACTGCACATATCCGTCCATTGCGGCCTTCGTCCTAGCATCGCTGCTAGGAAGAAGAATCTTGCTAAACGCCAGTGTTAATTGACGAATGGCAATAATTGCATCTATGGACGGCGTAGGCAGTAGCTCACCGCTGTTTCGGTCGAACACAAGATCGAGGAAACCTCCAAGAAATCGGGGGAGACCTGCCTGCCATGGGAAACCCATGAACAGGTTGCGATCCACATACTCAAGGTCAAGACATTTTTCGACGTCTTTTCCAAAAGTAGGTAGGGTTATCGTCAAAAACGACAACCCCTCATGTTCGACACGTCTCGTGGCATACTTAATGTCACGAGTGGCGCTAGTGCTACACCAAATGGCGGCATCTGCCGCCATCTTTTTCCAGAGCAACGTCAGGCTTTTCAAAGGCCCTCCTTACAATAGAGGTGTCTTTCCATAGCCTGATGCCATCGCTGGATTGGATCATCGAACTCTTTCGATCAGCTGTTACAAGTAGCAGCTGACCTTCGATGAGAGCCAAATGACGAAGATAGTACAGACGATCATTAAGATCGCCTGCACCGTCACGAGAAAATACGTGACGAACCGGAATGAGGTCGAGTTGACCCACTCCGGCACTCCCTCGTCATCATAGTAAGGGCGTTTCACTACGACTGCCCACCAAGAATCTTGGTGAGACTGGCGTAGGTCGACGCGCTGAGGTAATCAATTAGGGCCTTAGAAAGGTCCAGGTTGTCCTCAACGGTGAAGCCCGTTTTGGGTCGATCAATGACAAGATACGCAGATGCGCTCAAGTCAAGATTAGACCCAGTAACAAACGGGTTTTCAACGAC